CCGCTGATCGATCAAATCGGTAAAGACACAAATGACGCTATTCGACTTCTGTCTGTTGCTGGCATTAACGATGCCTATTTGTTTGCCCGCACTCCTGATCAACTTTCAGATGGTCAGAGATACCGTTTCAGACTCGCTAAAGCGATTGAGCAACAAGCTGAAGTCTGGGTTGCTGACGAATTCATGGCTGTCTTGGATCGTACTGCTGCTAAGGTGATTTCGTATTCGATTCAGAAGACTGCTCGCCGTGCTGGTGCGACGCTTGTCGTTGCAACGACTCACCGGGACATGATTCAAGACCTTGGTCCTGATCTGTACATCGAAAAGCGATATCGCGAAAAGATTGTCATTGAACACATCAATGACGCAATTGAAAAACTTGAAAGTCATCCGCTTACGCGTGATGAACTGTATCAACTGATTTTGAAGGGTTTGTAATGGAAGTCGTAATTTTCACCACCAAGGAATGTAATCCCTGCCGCTCTGTAAAGGCAATTCTTGCTGATATTCAAGATCAGCAGAAATTCAGAATGCGCATTGTTGAGGCTTCGCGCGAGACGTTCAGGGAATTTGAGCGCTACGGCATTCGTAGCGCTCCGACTGTGATCTGTCTTGATGAAGAAGGAAATAAGGTCGGCGATTTTTCCGGCGCTATTTCGAAAGACATGATCGAGCAGTATTTGAAAGTCTGGGGTGTTACAAAGTGATTGACTGGCTGCTGTTTGGTATCAAGGCACTTGAAGTGATTCTGTATATGTCAAGCGGCGGTCTTTTGATTATCGGTGTGATTGTTGGACTCGTATGGTTGTCTGAAAAATGATCTATGTCTTGATGTTTCTGAGCAACATGTTTTCTGTGTTTCTGCTTGGAATTCAATCGAAGAATGTGATGTACAGCAGGTACGTTGCTGCAGTTGTTACGTCTTTCGGTATCTCTGTCGGAAACTTTCTGTTTGCTAAGTTCGCTGCAAATGGAGGTTTGATTGAATTCTTCGTTTGTGCTGCAGGCGGTTGTTCAGGGATCGCGTCGTCAATTCTCTTTCACGACAAATTCATGCGACCAAAGAACATTGTAGTTAAGCAATCGGTTGAAGAAGGGTACGCCCCATTCAAGTTCAGCAATGGAGACAAGATTGGAATACTGTAACCAGTCAGACGTGCTCATTAAGCGAATTGAAGGCGCTGGTAAGCACAAGCTGTCTTTGCTTGAGCACATCTACGTCGAACGAGGCACAAAAACGGATTGGGACGCCCTCTGTGAACTTCATTACAAGGGGCACAACCTTGCTGCCGGCCCGCGATTCATGCGCTGCGTCTATGAGCACGAAGGTGAACGCGAGCTGATTGGGATCATGGTGTTCTCGAACCCGATGCCACTCAACAAGGGCAGAAACGAGGTATTTCCTCACTTGAAGCCGAATGTGGGTGGTCGCGATTCGACCATGATCAACAAGCGCCGTATGGAGATTGTGAATCGAAGCATTGCATGGAACAACCGCACAGTGCTTGACACGATGTACCGGAGCGCCGGTATTGCCTATCGGTTCAAAAACCTTGCTTACCGCATGTACTGCTGCGAGTACGGATTCAAGGTCGTCGAATCGAACTCTTCAATGGGTCGGTTCAATCCGTTCTCGGTGCGCTCGGGGATGAAGTTCATCAAGCCCAAGCCTGCGAACGCTCTAGAGGTCGGTATCGACTTTTTCAAAGCTCACTTCAAAGCACACCCTTGCGATCAAGTGGCGATCCTAGAAGAGCTTAGAGCGATGCCTGAAGGTATGCGCGCGTCGGTCGAGAGCAGACTTCGCAAGTTCTACTACAAGCACTCCGCGATGGAGAAGTCTGGCGACAAGATGCACATCGGTATGAGCCGTATCGATGAATTGAGCATTGAGAAGATCGTCAAGGAAATTGCACAGATTGTTTTTGGAGCAACGATTTATTGGGTCTGGTTCAACCCAGATGAGGGGCGCACCCTGCCGAAAAGGCTTCCGTTGCTCGCTTTCGATAACCAACCACTCGAAGCGCCTCTCGATCTTTCAAGGATTGAAGTAAATGGCAGCGAATGATTCCCGAAATCTGACAAACAAGCAGTACCGCATTCTTGCGGTGCTGTGCGATGGCAATGGAAAGGACGAGTCAGGTGTGCTCATCCCGTGCGATATAGACGAGTTGCTGGAACGCCTAACCTACGAAACAACCAAGCAGTCTATGCAGTTCTCTGTTCGTGCCCTAGAAGCCCGCAAATTGATTGTACGTGAGTATGAACGCAGACGTGGTGCGCGCCGCGTCTTGCTGATCCCGACTTTGAAAGCTAAGCAACTGATGGGTTACACCGCGAATACTTCCTTTGTTGAAGACCCTGACCTCAGTCTGTTTGACTGACGCGCGCGTGTGTATCAGGTAAGAAAGAAGAAGAAATAGAAAAGTTCTCTTATATAGAGGGAATGCAGAAATTTCACTTAGGTAAGTAAATGAACGAAGTGTTGAAGTCTGGAAACTATAATAAGTCAGTGATGATTGACAATGCTACGGAATTTTCGTACATTTCGTTCGTCATGAAAGTTCTCCTCCTAGTTTGGGCACGCTCTAGTCGTGCCCAATTTTTTGTCCGAGGCTTGTAATGGAAGCTGCGGATAAGAAACCAGTCATCAAGAAGCGTCCCATGCGACCACTTACCCCGGCTCAGAAAGCCGAGGCAATTGCGCTGTGGAGAGCAGGTGCGGCCACACTTGACGAACTTTCAAAGAAGTTCAACAAAGACCCTTCAACACTTACCCGTCTCTTCAAGAAGGTTGGTGTAAGAAAGGGTGATAAGGCGGAAGAGACTGCGGCTGCGGTTACTGCTGCTGTAGAAAAGACGATTGTTGATGACTCTACAATGCTCGCGAACAGAATTCGTGAGACCAAAGAAGATCATTACAAGATCGCCGCAACAATCTCACGCCTTTCTTATTCATTGCTTGCTAAGGCAAAGCAAGAGAATAGACCTCTCGCTTCAATCCAGAATGACATGAAAACGCTCAAGCTTGCTGCGGAAGTGCAGAAGATGACGCTTGAGCAACGCTACATGGTTCTGGGCATTTCCGCTGATGACGAAGCGGATGACAGACCGATGCCTGATCTCGTGATTCAGGAACTCACCGCTGAAGACATTCGTGCAATGCACGCGAAGAGTATGGTCAGCGATGATGACGGGATTGATATGGATTTGGGCGATGAGGAAATTGTTGATGAGGGTGAGGATGATGACCGCGTGGAGGTTGACGATTGAGTCAGTTGTTCCTTCACGAAAAGCAGATGGAGGTTTATTCAACCAGATCGCGCTTTAAGGTCGTCGTCGCGGGTCGTCGCTGGGGTAAGACCCAGTTGGCAAAGACGACGATGATCAAGTACGCCAAGATCAAAAACCGCCTGATTTGGTATGTGGCGCCATCGTATCGAATGGCAAAGCAGATCATGTGGCCTGAACTGATCGCTGCGTTGCCGAGACGCTGGATCAAGAAGATCAACGAGACGACCATGACGGTCAAGCTCGTAAATGGCACTCGGATCGAACTGAAGGGTGCTGATAACCCAGACTCGCTGCGGGGTGTGGGTATTCACTTTCTGGTGATGGACGAAGTTCAGGACATCGATCCTGAAGCGTGGACAAAGGTTCTACGCCCTACGCTCGCATCGACAGGCGGTCACGCACTCTTCATCGGTACTCCCAAGGCGTACAACTTCCTGTATGACCTGTATGCACTGGGTCAGAAGCCTGAGAACATCAGTTCTGGCAAGTGGGTGTCTTGGCAGTTCCCAACCATGACCTCTCCGTTCATTCCGCCTGAAGAAATCGAGGCGGCCATGCAGGACATGGACGAGAAGAGTTTCAACCAAGAGTTCAACGCGTCTTTCGAGACGATGTCGGGTCGCGTCTATCACCCGTTCGACAGAAAGCACCATGTAAAGCCGTGCGCGTTCGACCCTGAAAAGCCGATCTGGGTTGGTCAGGATTTCAACATCGACCCGATGTCGAGTGTGATCCTGCAGCCGCAGGATGACGGCACCATCTGGGTTGTCGATGAGATCGTGCTTTTCGGCTCAAACACTGAAGAAGTATGTGATGAGCTTGAGCGTCGCTACTGGCGAACCACAAACAACATTCTTCTGTTCCCTGACCCTGCCGGTCAGCAGCGACAGCATGCACGTGGTGAGTCAGACTTGGACATTTTCAGAGAGCGGGGCTTCAAGAGGCAGCGCTTTCACAGAAAGCATCCACCTATTGCAGATCGGGTCAATGCGGTCAATAGAATGCTGAAGTCTGCGGACGGCAGAATCAGAATGTTCATTGACCCGAAGTGCAAACATTTGATCGCCTCTCTAGAACAGACGATCTACAAGAAGGGCAGTCGAGATATCGATAAGGACGCTGGTGTTGAACACAGTGGTGATGCGCTCGGTTATTGCATTCACTATCAATTCCCGGTTCGAAAAGTCGAGATTGCTGGCGTTTCTATTTGATGTTGCAGATAAGTCACGACTGAGGTACGATCCGCAAAATGAAAGATATGCAAACAAAGCTGAAAGAATTCCTGAAGCGCCGACACCCAGAGTACGAATCACGAATCGAACACTGGGAGTTTCTGCGTGCGTCCTACGAGGGCGGACGTGAGTGGTTTACCGACAATATCTTTCGGTACATCAAGGAAGGCGATAAGGAATACAAAGACCGTGTAGAGCGTTGCTACCGCTTCAACCACACTCGCGAAGTGGTTGATCTGGTCGATAAGTACATCTTCAAGATGGAAATCGAACGCAATACCAGCGATGCCCCGGAGCAAGTGAAACGCTTCTGGCAGCACGCGACCCTGAACAACCTGTCGATTGATGATTTCATGAAGCAGGTTTCGAAATACTCTTCGATTTACGGTCGTCCGTGGATCGTCGTGGATTCGACTGTGAAGGACGGTATTGCAACTGTAGCTGACGAGAAACGCGGCAATGCCAGAGCCTATGCTTATCTGGTCTATCCGGAAAATGTGTGCGATCTGAGCTACGACGAGAATGGCGATCTTCGCTGGATTCTGATTCACGAGCAGGTAAGAGATGACACTGACCCGATTGAATCTTCCGGCAAGATGATCGACCGATACCGTCTGTGGCAAAAGGATTCGTTCACACTCTTCACAGTCAAAGAGAAAACAGACGGTGGAGAGCAAACTCCGGCACAAATCAGCCGTAAGGTGGGTAAGGGTAAATCTGAGCTTGGTGTTGTCAAAGTTGAAACGGGCGGTGTCAAGTACGAGGTTGAGGTTGAAGGCCCAACTCCGCATCAATTTGGTTGCGTGCCTGTCATTCCGGCAGACAACGTGATTAGTGTTGAGCCGTACTCGTCACCGTCCCTTATTGACGACGTTGCGTATCTTGATCGCGCTGTTGCGAACTATCTGTCGAACCTTGACGCGATCATTCAGGATCAGACGTTTTCACAGCTTGTGATGCCCGCTCAGGGTATGACTCCGGGCGAAGATGGTTACGAGAAGCTGACGGAAATGGGAACCAAGCGTGTATTCACTTTCGATGGTGAGGCGGGCGAACCAAAGTACATCAGTCCTGACGTAAAGCAGGCGGAAATCATCTTGAAGGTCGTGAACAAGATCATCAACGAGATTTATCACACCGTGGGTCTTGCCGGCGAGCGAACAAAGGAAGACAACTCGATGGGTATTGATAACTCGTCAGGTGTCGCGAAGGCGTATGACTTCGAGCGTGTCAATTCTCTGCTTGCGTCTAAGGCAGATTCGCTTGAGGTGATTGAAAACAAACTGGTCGCACTTGTTGCGAAGATTTCTGGCGAAAAGATCGACGATGAAGAGCGTCTTGTTCATTACCCTGACAATTTTGATGTTCGGGGTCTTTACGATGAATTTGAAATTGCAGCGCGGTTGTCCCTTGTCGGTGCCCCAGATGGCATGCGAAGAAAGCAGATGGAAACTGTGGTTGACAAGCTCTTCCCCAAGATTGGGTCAGACGCAAGAACTCAGCTTCTGAATGAATTGAAGTCATGGCCTCCTAAGCTGGTTGATCCGATGACGGGTCAGCCAGTAAATGATTCAGGCACGACTATTTCAGACGCTGGCAAAAACTCCCTCGCGAATAAGCTCGTGAAGGAATAACCGCGAGAAGTGAATCTCGCTTTTGATAACTGTGGTCGAGTGAACGACCGAAAGGAAAGTAAATGCCGCAAGCAATTCGTATGTTGATGAACCGTGGTTACTGGGACGCTGCCGGTGATGGCACTGAAGGTGGTGCTGGTGGTGGCACGGGAGAAGGCGGTTCTGGCGAAGGTACTGGTGCCGGTGAAGGTACTGGTTCAGGAGAAGGTGGTTCTGGCAGTGGCGAGAGCAAGATTTCCGATTCAGAGGCCAAGCTGCTGAAGGAAGTCATGCAGAAGAAGAAGGCGCTTGCTGAAGCGACCGACAACATCAAGAAGCTGAGCGAAAAGCTTGCGCAGTTTGATGGTATTGATCCGGTTGCTGTTCGTGAGCTGCTGAATCAGAAGAAGACTGAAGAAACAAAGCAACTGGAAGCAAAGGGTGAGTGGGATCGCCTGCGCGCACAGATTGTTGAGGAACACAACAAGGAAAAGCAGACGCTGTCAGAACGCGTTTCAGCGGCTGAAAAGGCTCTCCAAGATTCACAACGAGTGATTTCTGAACTGACTGTCGGTAATGCGTTTGCTCAGTCGCAGTTTATTCGTGAAGAACTTGCTCTGACCCCGAGCAAGACTCGCGTCGTCTATGGCGCTCACTTTGATTACGTTGACGGTCAGGTGGTCGCTTATGACAAGCCCGCTGGTTCGCCAAATCGTACGCAACTGATTGACGCAAAGGGTGACCCGCTGCCTTTTGAAGCTGCGCTGAAGAAGATTGTCGATGCTGATCCTGATCGCGATCAACTGCTGCGTTCGAAGATGAAGCAGGGCGCAGGTAGCAACACAGATGTGAAGGCTGGAAAGCCTGACAATATGGCGGATAAGCCTGCAGTTAAGGGTATCAGCCGTATTTCTGCAGCACTGGCAAAAGCCACAACGAAGTGATAGAAATAAGTCACGGGTGACTTGACAATTACCCGTGACTTATCCTATATTGCGGAATTGATGACTTGCTCTAAGAGAATTGAGTGGTCAATTGGCGAAATGTTGATTGAAGGCAATTCTCAAAAAGGAGTAAGTAATGCCTCTGTTGAAAACTGAAGCCGATAAGCTGTCGAATAACCAGCTTGTCGCCGGCATCATCGAAGAAATCATCGAGCGTGATGATCTGTTCTCGGTTCTGCCGTTCTCTCGTGTAAATTCGAAGGCGTATGTCTACATTCGTGAAGACGTTGGTGCCTCGAACAACATCACCCAAGGCGCCGGCATGCCGACGTTCTTGGACCCGAACGACACCATCGTTGAAGGTGCTGTGCCTTTCAAGGAAGTGACGACTCGCCTGCGTATCATCGCTGGTGATGTGGATGTCGATAAGTTCCTGCAGGAAACCGAATCGAACGACAACGACCAGATGGCAATTCAGATCGGTAAGAAGGCCAAAGCTCTTGGTCGTCTGTACCATGATGCTCTGGTGAATGGTGACCAGACCGCTAACGCAAAGCAGTTTGATGGCGTGAAGCGTCTGACTACCAACGCCGATTCGAACGCGAACCAGACTATCAACGCTGGTGTCAACGGCGCTGCGCTGACTCTGGGCATGCTGGATCAACTGCTCGACACTGTGAAGAACGGTGCTGATGCCCTGATTATGCGTCGCGGTACGATCCGTGCATTCCGCGCTCTGGTGCGTGCTGCTGGTGGTGCGACTGCCGAGGAATACGCTCTGGCGAAGGACTTTGGTCGCCCGATGCTGACCCACAACGGCGTGCCCATTCTGGTGAACGACTTCCTGCCGGCCAACGAGACTCTGGGTTCAGGTACTAACCTGTGTTCGGTGTACGCGGTTCGCCTGAACGAAGTTGATGGTCTGCATGGTCTGTACGGTGGTGACGCCGCTGGTATCCGTGTGGAAGACATCGGCACCGTGCAAAACAAGGACGCTCAGCGTCTGCGTGTGAAGTGGTACTGCGGCCTTGCCCTGAAGTCCACTCAATCGCTGGCTCGTCTGCAAGGCGTTACCAACGTCTAAGTAAGTCAGGGGTGATGTAGTACAATAAGGGCATGGGCTTCGGCCTGTGCCCTTTTTCTTGGAGATTAGAAATGAAGTTGAAGATTGCGGAACCGGGTTATGACACTTTCACTGGCGCATTTGGTTTGGTTCAGTTTGAAAACGGTGTAAGTGTTGATCACGTATCGATGAAGGATGCGTTTCAGCTTTCAGCGTTGATTCAGATGGTTGATGCAGAAACCGGCGATAGCATCAGCATGCTGAATGGTGATGAAGCTGACCGTCTGGCGACCGCGCGTGTCGAGTATTACCCGTCAGTTGCTGAAGTCGAAGCGCAAAAGCAAAACGCAGAAAGCGCTGAACCGTCTGTTGAAGTCGCCCAAGCCTACACGAGAGAAGAGCTTGAATCGATTGCTGATAAGGAAGGTATTGCAGGTCTCCGAAAGATTGGTGACGCGCTCAATCTTAAAGGCACTTCTGTTGCAAAGCTGATCGATGCGATTCTTGCTAATCGCGGTTCTGCTCCGAACACTGAGGTGAAATAAATGAATGGCGTCTTTCTGGCCGGTCAGCAGATTAACGCTGTAGTTCCGGTGACGAATGAGTTTGGCGATGCTTTGCCTGTTGTCGAGATTCAGTATCGACTGATTGACCATAACGACGCCATTCTTATCGCTTCAACCAATTTCGAAGGTTACGTTTCAGGTGACCAAGAGATTGAGATTCAAATACCAGCGGAAAAGAATTTTCTGACCTCCCCAAATACGCGAGAGGTCAGAGTTCTTGATGTGTGGATTAAGACCACAGTAGGTATCGTTCGTAAGTCGTTCGAGTACATCATTGAAGCAGAATCGGTTCTCGTTGAGAACGTGAATTCTTTCATGGCTTACGGAAAGTGCGTGCTTACCGCAAGTGAGATTCCGCGCTTGGTTGGTTGGAACGATGCAACTAAGGAAGAGCGGATCACTGCGTTGATAAGAGCGCGAATGAACATCTGCAGCCTTTGTTTCAAAGACTGCGTTGTTCGTGATCTGAAAGATGATGAATGGGCATCTTTGGATAAAGAGTTCAAAGACGCGCTTCGTCGCGCTCAGGTGATCGAGGCAGATTTTCTGTTGGGTGGGGATGAGCGTGGAGAGTTTCGTCGCCAAGGCATTATGTCGATGACCAACGGAGAGTCGAAGCAGTTCTTCAGGCCAGCAGCGCCAATTGAAGGTGTGGTGTGTAAAGCCGCTATGAAGGAGCTTGCTCGCTGGGTCGTCACGACTAAGAAAATTGCCAGAACATGATCGACTCAAGTACGCAGGCAATTGTCAGAGAGTACGAATTGATGCTGACAGCAATCTCGTTTCGTCTCTCGATGGCACTAAACCAGAAGAAGTTCGACCCGAGTTCAATTAACGAATTTCAGAACAACGTGCGGGCAATTGTCGATCAGTCGATGGCTGAAATAGACAGAAAGGTCGCACAAGCGATCTTTGATGCGGCGCGTGAAGGTATCGCTATCGCTGCACCAGAGGGCGTAGATTCAATCGAAACAGAAGTTGTGATGCGTCACGCAGATGTTCTCGCTGAAGGCGTCTCAGAGGCTGTGAGAAGGTCGGCCGAGCGTGATTCAACCGCCGCTGTCGCGATGCTTAACAAAGTGAGTCTGAGCAGGGTTATTGGCGGTCAGTATTTTACGCAATCGTACGGTGAAGCGCTCAGAGGGGTTAAGTACGAAAGTGTTGATTCAATCGGAAGGCGCTGGGCTTCAACGACGTATTCAAGACTCGTTGTAAGACAGGCGATGATTCATGCGCGAGCAGATGCTGTCGTAATCATCGGAAACAATGCGG